GAATTATTAAAGTAGATAATACCCATCTCATGGTCTATCCACCAATCTCGTAATCTACCTTGGTCGCCACTTGCACTTCCACCTTGTAAATCTATTTTTGGTTGATGTTGTGAAAGTGAACCTGCAACATCTGCCAAAGCACCTATAACTGCTACACAACCAGTAAACGTGGTTGATGTTTTCCCTGTGTAACTAAAAACACGAGTTCCATCAGTAACTACTCCAGCATCTACAAAACTAGAAGCATCTGCAACTGTAATAGTAGTGCTGTTAAGATTACTAAAAGTTGTATCAGCCGTAGAAGTTTGACTTATGGTTACACCGGGTACAGTTGATACAAGACTACAAGTTTCTCCACCTTTTGTACCTCTCATACTAGTAACTTTGACTATACCTGTACCATAATCAGAATTGGCTGAAGCATAAAATTCATTATGAAGTGCAACATTAGCAGTATTACCTTCAAGTGTAAAAGTAGGAATAAAATCAATAGCAGCCTTACTTACTCTATTTTCTTTATTAATTAAATCTGCAAGATTTTGTGCAGTAGTGACTTTATCAAAATCACTTCTCCATTGATTAGTGCCAGTACCTATGGTTAATGTAGCAGCACTACCATTACCCGGAGACATTACAATAGAACCTGTAACTCCTTGTACGCTGTCAGGGATTCGTATACGTGCTTCTGCTGCACCAATTTCTCTATAGTCGTCTCCTTGCCATAGTTCAAGCCTTAATAATTGTTGAACATTTCTAAAAAGCAGTGGAGTCGTCCCTACGTAATCTGTATAGTATCTACGCCTGTAAGGTTTGTATGTATCAAAATTAATATATTCTGCACTGACAAGGTATGGTCTCCAAGCATTATGAGTTTCATTATCTATCTTATCCTGCATACGTTTTATGATAGTCTCTACTTTTGTTTTAGTAAGCCCTCTTGTTCTACCATTAGAAAAAGATGCTTGATTTTGTACATAACCATTATCTGTTGTTTCATATAAACCGGGATTTATCGCAGATGAAAATGTTAGTTTTACACCACCTGTTGATGTAGTTATGCTAGTAATTACACGTTCTAAACCCATAGGGTCAGTATCACTGTAGATGAGAATTGTATCTCCTACACTAAAACCTATGGCTCTGTAATCAGAACCTGTGACAAGAACCGCATTTGCTTCTGCATTAGCAGACATTAACACCGCTTCTTGTGGTCCTATGTCTAACAAATCTGCTACTTTTTGAGCAGTTGTATATACTATTGCATCGGGGTCTAAGGGTCTTGTTTCGCCTTCACCGGGATTGAATACTTGGGGCATACATACAACTCACTTTTAATTAAACCCAAAATCCTGAAGACTAGTTTGTCCTGTGACACCAACTTGAGGTCTAGGTTCAGGTTGAGATTGCGTTGACATATTACTAATGTATTCCATTATTTTATCATGGTCCGGTCCTACCGCATCAATTGCTTGTCGAACCATCTCTGAATGGTCAGGTTGTGATGGTGATACTGGTGGTGGTGATACTGGTGGTGGTGGTGATACTGGTGGTGGTCGTGGTTCATTCGTCTTCATTTGTGCTGCTTGCCCATCTTCATTGAAATGATGTTGCGGATACATACTAGTAAATTTATCATGATGTTCATGGTCGCCGTTAGGTCCTGAGACATGATGTCCATCATTATTAATTGCTAATGGATTCATAGCCATTGTTTTACCTAGTTTTGAATGGTCGGCAAGGAATTTTAAATTATACGGATTTTCTGGACTAACAGCATTTAACATCATACCACTTGTCAATTTATTCTTCGCATCTGCATCTTTATTACCATGCATTCTGTATGCTAAAGAATTAATATATTGAGATAAACTCAAACTATCTTTACCAGTATGTTTTTTACCTAAAGTTCCATGTGATTTACCCTTGTGGTCCATCAATTTCATACCCGCTGGCATGGCTATTTTTTGATGTTTAAAATAATCTCTTTGCTTTCTTGCTTTCATAAAATTCCAAGTTAAATCAAATACTTCATTCATAATCTATTCACCTCGTCTCTATGCCCTTTATTAAATTCCATCGGATTGCCACAAGCCCCACAATCTGCTCTCCACATAAAATGAAGCATTCCACAGTTCGTACATCTAGTACCTGCACCTATATTCAGAACGTCTCCTACATTTTCTGTTCTTGTTCGCTGATTTCTTGTGACACCCTTTAGTGGATGTTCTTTATCAGAAACTTCACCACTGTCATAAGCGGTATCAATTCTAACATTTTGTTTTTGTGCTCTAGTTATGTCATCAATTTCTAATGTTCTAACATCGAAACTCATTCATATCCCTCACTCTCATGCACTACCTGTTAATGATAGTATTAAAAAAACATTACCTAATACAGTGATTGGTTCTACTGCTATTAATGTACTACCGGGTGTAGATGCTGCTGCATCTGTCATTGCTTTACTAACGCTACCTGCTGTATTGTATGTACCGGGTGTAGAGAACTCTTTCGGTGAGAAAGGTCCAATTACTTGTATTTTAGGACTAACTGCCAATTAAAACACCGCCTTAGCGTTGTCCTAATGCCATAAATCTGTATACTTCTGTGTTTACTACTGTTAGTAAAATATCAGTTGCCGGGTCTGTGTCGATTGTTACGACTGGTGTTACTACTACTGATGCTTTTACTGGCATAATAGTAAATGAATCAATAGTTGATAGAAAATCTCCTAGAGACACGGTTTGTGACGTGCCATCTGCTGTAAAACTTCCCGTTACCATCATTAAATTACCCATTACGCTAGGTCTGCTATCTAAAGTTACTGTTGCCATATTTTATCACTCCATTGTTTGTTCTTCTACCACTTCAGCGGCTTCTTCTACTACGACCACAGGTGGTGCTGGATTTAGATGTTCCTCAACTAAACCCAATAATGCACCTTTTGTCCTGTAACCAGCACCGAAAGAAACTCCTTCTGCTTTCAACCATTTCTTGATGTCTCCTACTCTCCAACCGGAGTCAGGTATTCCATCGGCTTTATCATCAACAGTTTTTGCTTCTGAACCTGTTAGTTCATAATCAGAACCTAATGATAATGAATACTTATCACACCATTCTTGTGTGACATTGTATGTTTCACCTCGGTAAACAGTCTTCCCAAATCCTCTCGGACCGGGAGACATGTAATATTTACCGATATACTTTAGTTGTGGCATGAAGAATCACCTTAGTTCAGTAGTAACACCGTTATTTGTGCTACTTGGTTTGCGACTTCAGAGTCTACGATTAGACAAGGTAGTAAACCACCTGTTGCTAGTGGGGCTACAGTATCGTCTGCTCCTACTAGTCCAGTGTTGGTCATTGTTACAGTTATGTCCTTAGCAGCAGTTGCTGAGGCATATCCTACGATTCCTAGAATCTTTGATGCTCCAGCAGAGAACAGTAGAGGTTCTACTGTTCCTGCTTGTACGACGTTTACCGTGAATGTTACCATTCTCAAACTTCCGTTTGCATTTGTTGTGTTAGCGTTTTTTGCGTTAAAGCCAGCAAGAGCACCCGGATATGAACCCGCTGCTGCTCCGCCGTCCAACCATGCTGTTTCGTCGACTGGTGTACCAGTTCTCATGTCTATGTCAGCCAGTATGCTCACTAATGTGAAATCACTGTCTGCTACTTTTATGCTTAATCCTTTATCAGTTGTTGTTGTTGTTGCTACCATAATTTATTCCTCCATTAAATCCTCAATAAACCTTACTTAAGGTCTCTTACACTCCCTTGTGCTCCGAAGAAAGTAGTCCAGATTTCACCCATTGTTCGGTAAAGTCCTTCCTGTCCTAATCTGTTTATTGCGAATGGGTCTCCTGTCTCTATACCAGACTCAAAGTATTGTGTTGGTATTGCTGTACTAAAGTGTAGATAATCTGTATCTAGTAAGTACATTCTTGAAATTCCGTCTTTTGTAACGTCTTTAGATGGAATGATTGGCACACCGTTGTATGTTGCTACGATGAATCCAGCCTCGATTCCCGGTACACCCTTTACTCCATTGTAAGTAGGTGTAACTCTCTTCTCTTCCATGAATCTTTGTTGAGATTGTAATAGTTGTTGTAATCTCATCAATGTGTCATATCCAGTTAGTATAACTTTTGGATTTCCACCACGTACCCATAGTCTTTGGAATATATCATCAAGTTGGTCAAGAGATAATGTTCTCCTGTTACCTGCTGCTCTATCAGAACCACAGTCAACTTCAGCATTTGACCAATCGTTGTCACTTCTGTTTATGCTGTATATATCTAAGTCATTTGCACCACAGTGGTCAGTTCCTACTGAACCACCAGTTTCCATAGTAGTTAATCCACCGGAAGCACCACCATCTGCACCAGTAATTCTATCAAGAGATTCATAGTTATTACCTGCTACGTTTTCGCTGTCGTCTAATAACATTCTATTGATTGATTCTGCGTGATGTTTACCCATTTCTTCTTTAAGAACTGAGCGTATATCTCCCATTCCGTCATCCTTGTCAGCAAGGAAGATAGCAGTTTCAGACATATCGAATGTATGAGCGATTGTCTTTGGTTTTGCTGCTATGTGTTGGAATGTTGGTCTTTGTGTGTCTGGTAATGTTGAGTTTTCTGCAACTCCACCAAGTAATGAACCAGTAGTAGCATCTGAAGGCTTTGCTGTTATAACACGCCATCCTGACCTATCCCAAGGTTTCTTAGGTAGTATACTGAATGCATTGAACTCTTGGTTCAATTGAGACCATACTTTGCGTCCATAAATTGCTTGGTATGTACCAGCAGTTGTAGACAACATTGGGCTGTCGCTTTTCAGTAGTTCACTACCGGAGTATGAGTAACCCATTGCGTTACCCGCACCATAATAGTATCGTTCCATATCAGTTATTGTTCTTACGTAATTTCTTGCCATTTTATTCACTCTCCCTCAAAGACTCGACCTGCGAGTTGATGTACTTCTTCCCAAGACATTTGTGCTAGGTCAGAAGTTGATGGAACTTCATGTTGTGGTTCAGCAGATTTTTGTAGTGTTTCTCCTACTTCTGCTGGTGTACCAATATTGTCAATTCTTTCTGTAAGTAAAGAAATTGCTTTTTGTATATCATATAGAGGACCACGAGAATCAAAAGCAGCGGCTTCAGCCTTTGCTATTTCTTCTGTGCGTTCTGCTTGATATCTCTTTGCGAATGTATCTTCTAAAGAACCACGGAACTCGTTTTCCAAAGCAGCGGCTTTGTAAACTTCATATGCCGCTTCTACATCAGAAGTATCTAAATCCATAGGGTTCAAGAAATCAGATTTCTTTACATTTCCACCGCTGTTGAGTTTAGGGATTGCTCCTGTGGATGGGTTTCCACCTTCTTGTACTCTGCCTTTTACTTGACCACCATTAGTTGCAGTAGTATCTTGCAATTCACCGGGGGTTGAACCCATATTATTTTTTGCAACTGAATCATTATCAAAGTGTGCTCTTGCTTCAACTGTATCAACACCAGCACTCTTTAGTGTGTCTTCCATCCAATTTAGGTAATCGGATGAAATAACATCAGAGTATTCTGTATCTGATTTCTTAGCATCATCTTTGTCTTTGGATTCTTTCTTGTCATCCTTGCCTTCATCTTTTTTATCTTCAAGGAAAGCAGGTTTTTCACCTTTTTCCATTGAGTCAAGACGTGACTCTAATCGAGAGAGTACGTCGGTCATCTGGTTCATTGTGTCATCTTCTGTCATTTTTTTCACCTTGTTGGTTTCTTCTTGTTTATCTTCCTTTAATATTCTGAATGTTGCTTCGGGGTTTATTCCTTTTTCACAAATTGTGATTTCGTGGAGTTCGAGTTTGCTGATTTCTTGATAATCGCCATGTTTACGGTCTGATTTTCTGACTCGTTTGAATGCCTGTCCACCTATACTAAAGCCGCGTAATGCACCTTTTCGTATTTCGGCAGCGACTTCTTTGGCTTTTTCGATGTCGTCACGTAGTTTTATTACTACAAACATTCCGACATCATCCACTTCGCTTTTCCACAACCTCCCTTCGCTATCCGTATAATTTGGAACTACATCTCCGACTTGTATATTGGAGTGTGCCAACTGCACATTCCTATAGGATGGATTTTGCATAAATTTTCTAAATCCATCTTTTAATGCCCCTTGTGTTATTAAATCGCCTTGTTTGTCTACTAGTTCAACACTAGCGTATCCAGCGACGACAAGTTCATTCCCTGCTTTAAGCAAACTGATAGGTTCATCAGAAGGTTTGTACTGTAGTCTCGGCTGCACACTAATTCCTGTTTGGCTTGTTATGTTACTTATATGAAACGGTTCAGTAAGTGTCTAAATCTTCTTCTATTTCTTTATCATTTTCTTCGGAAATCTTCATTTTTTTATCTCTACCGGGATATTTTTCAGGTTTTTCCATATCTTCGGTAGGTCTTTCCTTCATATCCCAATCAGGCATACTTTGTTCAGAAGTTAAACGAGTAGGTCCACGAGGACTTTCTATCTGTGCACCTACATCAATTCCTAGTCCTCTACCAGCCATATTACTATGTCCTTTTTCTAAAACATCTAACGCTCTTGCTATCAACTCTAATGTCTTCAACATCTGTTCTCTTTTTGGTTTCATTATTCTGGATTCATCATCAGCATCAATAATACCTGCACTTTCAACTTCAACTTTTTCATCATTAGGTTTACTCGGCATGTCCATATTCACTTGAGATATAGGACGTTTCTTTTTTTCTGCTTTCCACATCTGTTGAAATGCAGGTTGCCAATAACTCTCCAAACTTTTGGCTAAAGTTATAGGATAATCATCTTCGTATAATGAACCTAGTGTACTTTTAGGATTTAAAACGTCTATCAACACACCATCATCTAAAATTTCATATTTTACAATATCATCAGTAAAATGTAATATAAAATGATTATTTTCAATTTCCATACCAAAAGGAATATGATAATCATCATAAGATTTAGTCATCATAATCCATTTAGGATGTTTTTCTTCTCCTTTCATGTAAGTAGATTTAGCATCTCTTAATAATATTCTTTTATCTTTGTTATCTGATAATAAATCTTGAACTGCATTTTCAAGCCCTTCTTCATCTGTAATTTTTAAAGTGGAAGGACCAAGTACATTAATAAAATTATGACTTTCAAATTGACCTCTAAGTAATTTCATTCTATCTCTAGTATCTAAATCAGTTACATCTGTACCATCATAATGCATTACATCGTTAATAAAAATACCTTCACTATTCATAACAGCGTCTATAACATAGTTTTTATTTGTTATTTTCCTAAAATATTTATCTATCTCACTATAACTATCCACCCTTTGTGCGTTTTCATCACTTAAAGTAATTCTATTTCCTGCTCTTTTTACTTTCAATCTTTTACCATCTTCTTGTATAGAAACCACCCATTCACCAGTGAAACCTCTTAATTGCTCAATATCTGATACTTTGAATATTTTATGTAAAGGTTCTATTAAAGGCATTTCTACAGGTAATTGTGCTTTAGCCATTAATGTTGCATCACTATACATAGGGTCATCAGTTTCAGATGTCGTATAAGGATTTTCATGCACTTGTGAAGATGTTTGGTCGCCTAAAACAACATTTGTATTAAATTGATGTTGTTCTTCACCTAATACATATGGATAAACAGTAGCAGGTGGTGGAGCAAAAGCACGTCTTGTCGCGTAATCACCTATTTCCATGTTACCTTCTTTAGAAAACTCAAATGCGAAGTTTGCTTGTGCATCTTTAATTTTACTTACTTTTCCTACAATACCACCACCACTATATACAGTTGAAACAGTTCTGCCTTTCTGTTCATGATGTGGATGAATTTCTACTTCACCTTGTGTAAAACTTGGTCTAGTTATTGTTTTTTCATCAGTTGGGTTGGCTAGTTTTTCATCATAATCACCATCATAAACTATAACACTGTCTAACATGTTATGTAAATTGTCTTTATGTTGTTTTTTACCTACATCCATCCCACTTCCTATTTCACCATTCTTTTCATACACTAAACCATAATCATCTTTCAATGTACCAAATTGTGCACTCTTTGGAGAAATATCCATTTTTCTGTGTAATTTTCTTATTTGATTGTATATTGGATGAGTTTTATAATGTTCATTCCTTAGTTTTTTAGGATTTGGATGTAAATCAAAAGAGCCGCCTGTTGCTAATTTACCTCTTGATAATTCTCTAAGTTTAT